TGGGGAGGTACTCTAAAAATACGAGCGATTTCATTGATCTGAAATTTCCGTGTTTCAAGAAACTGCGCTTGCTCGGGAGGTATACCTATTTGCTGATATTTCATGCCTTCTTCCAGCACTGCCACCCTGTGGGAGTTTGTTGAACCTTGATAGGCAGCGTTCCAGCTGTCTTTTACCTTTTGTGGGTCCTTGATTGTTCCTGGATGCTCCAGCACACCACCGGGTGCTGCTCCATTAGCAAAGAACTTCGCTCCGTATTCTTCCGTAGCCATCGCCAATCCAATGGCATTTTTGGCCATAGCAATCGGTGAATATCCCACTAATCCATCAAAACCCAAGCCGGGGATATGAAGCACATCAGAGGGATCGAGATAGACCAGGCTGTCTTTTCCAAGAGTGGGTGCGTCATCTATGCTCCGCTGGTACAAATAAAAAAGCCGCCCGTTTTTATCGCGGTCGACTTTCACCTTATTTGGCATAAGCGGATAAAGAGCAATGACCAAATTACAGGATGCTGGTGCGTTCGCAAATACGACAAGATTGGAGCAAACCCAATGAAGAAATTTTGGAACTGGGTAAAGGATGAAAAATCCGGTACCCGAACGCTCTACCTCGACGGCGTGATTGCCGAGGAATCATGGTTTGATGACGATGTCACCCCTAAGGCTTTTAAATCTGATTTATTCGCCGGTGAGGGTGACATTGTTATTTGGCTGAATTCGCCGGGTGGTGATTGCATCGCAGCCAGCCAGATTTACACCATGCTCATGGACTACAAAGGAAAAGTGACCATTAAGATTGACGGCATTGCAGCATCTGCCGCCTCCGTAATCGCTATGGCAGGAACAACTGTATTTATGGCACCTACCGCGCTGATGATGGTTCATAACCCCTTGACTGTAGCCATCGGTGACAGCGATGAGATGCAAAAAGCAATAGCTATGCTTTCAGAGGTAAAGGAAAGCATCATCAATGCTTATGAAATCAAAACAGGCTTATCACGGACAAAGCTTTCTCACCTCATGGATGCAGAAACCTGGCTGAACGCTAATAAGGCAATTGAACTCGGCTTTGCAGATGACATTTTGGAGGATGAGAAAAAGCGCAGTCAGCAAGATGGCTTCACCTATGCTTTCAGCCGTAGGGCAGTCACAAATTCGTTACTTGATAAAGTATGTCCCAAGAAAACCCCTGTCAAAAAAGGTATATCCGCTGATTCACTTGAAAAGCGGCTCAACAACATCATTCATTAATAGGAGGAAAAGATTATGAACAAGATTTTAGAACTGCGCGAGAAACGCGCCAAAGCATGGGACGCTACCAAAGCGTTCTTAGATACCAAGCGTGGCACAGATGGTTTGATTTCCGCCGAGGATGAGGCAACCTATAACAAAATGGAAGCCGATGTAATTGCCCTTGGTAAGGAAATCGACCGTTTGGAAAAACAGGCCCTATTGGATGCGGAACTTAACGCTCCTATGGCTAATCCGTTGACAGGCAAGCCTGCCACTCCCCAACTGGAAGGCAAAACTGGCAGAGCAACCGACGAATACAGAAAAGCATTCTGGAATGCTATGCGTACACGTGCCGGTGAAGGTCTTGACCCAGTTGTAAAAAACGCTCTGAAGATTGGTACGGACACCGAAGGTGGCTACCTCGTCCCCGATGAGTTTGAACGTACTCTTGTTGAAGCTCTGGAGGAGGAGAACCTCTTCCGTAGGCTGGCACATGTCATCACCACCGCTTCCGGCGATAGGAAAATTCCTGTCGTAGCATCCAAAGGTACGGCTTCATGGGTTGATGAGGAAGGCGCAATCCCTGAAAGTGATGACAGTTTCGGTCAGGTGTCTATCGGAGCATATAAACTGGGGACGATGATCAAGGTTTCCGAGGAACTTTTAAACGACAGTGTATTTCCACTTGAACCATATATTTCAAGGGAGTTTGCAAGACGTATCGGCAACAAGGAAGAGGAATCTTTCTTTATCGGTGATGGCTCCGGCAAACCGACTGGTATTCTTGCAGCAACGGGTGGTGCCCTTCTTGGAGTGACCACGGCAGGTGCAACAGCTATCACTCTCGATGAAGTGCTTGATCTGTTCTATTCGCTGAATGCTCCTTATCGTAACAAGGCGGTCTTTGTGATGAACGACTCAACAGTTAAGGCAATTCGCAAGCTGAAAGACGGTCAAGGTCAGTACCTATGGCAGCCATCTATACAGGCTGGAACTCCAGATACTATTCTTAACCGTCCGCTTTTTACATCTTCCTATGTGCCTGCTATTGCAGCTGGAGCAAAGACGATAGCATTCGGCGATTTCAGCTATTACTGGGTTGCTGACCGTCAAGGGCGTGTGTTTAAGAGACTTAATGAACTCTATGCTGTTACCGGTCAGGTGGGCTTTGTAGCTACTCAGCGTGTAGATGGAAAGCTGATTCTGCCTGAAGCCATTAAGGTTCTTCAGCAGAAGGCATAACGGAGGTGCATTATGAGCTACAACACAAAAAATTACACCGAACAAGGTGGCGACAAAACCGTCATCGGCGGTACGTTAGAGATTAAACAGGAGGCCTCGGTAACGGGGCTTCCCGTTGCAGAGAATCAGGCAGATAGCACTGCTACCGATGTAGCAGGTCTTGTCGCAGATTTTAATGCTCTGCTTGCAAAGCTAAAAGCGGCTGGTTTGATGGTGGCCGACGAATAATCACTGGAAGGAGGCAGTCAGCATGACAACAGATAATCTTCTCCCAAAAGTAAAAGCAAACTTGATATTGTCACATGATGCAGATGATGGCCTTCTGCTACATTACATCAAAGCGGCTGTCTCCTATGCGGAGAGCTACCAACATGTCGCTGAAGGCCATTACACGGAAAACCCAATGCCACCTACTACGGAACAGGCAGTAATTATGCTGTCGAGCCATTTCTTTGAGTCCAGAGATGGCTCGACGGCTGGTTTCTTTGCCGATAGTGTGCAGGCAGGTCAACAGGTTTGGAAAACGGTAAACCTGCTGCTCCGTCTCGACCGGGATTGGAAGGTGTGACATGAGCTTTGGAAAGATGAACACCTTTATAGATATTATTGAGAGAGTAACTGTAAAAGACTCGGAGGGTTTCAGCACTGAGATTGACAATATTGTTGCTTCCATCAAAGCATATCGGGAAGGTCGGCACGGCACCGAAATATGGGCGAACAGAGCCACATTTTCGGAAGCCACCGACCTTTTCCGTTTCCGCTGTATTCCCGGCGTTACTGTGACAACCGCAATGCTTATTGTTTGTGCAGACGGACGATTTGAAATTACCTCTGTGGAGGATGTCAAAGGCCGTGGGATGTACATTGAAGTACTCGCCAAGGAGGTGAAGCCCAGTGGCTAAAGTAACTATGAAAATGCCTGAGGACTTTCTTCTAAAGGTTTCACGGTTGAACGATAAAACTGATGAAATTATCCCTCGCGTACTTAAGGCTGGCGGTGAGGTTGTACTTGATAAGGTAAAGTCTAATCTCAATTCAGCGGTCGGTCGTGAAACAAAGTTTCCTTCACGGTCCACCAATCAGCTTGTGGCAGCATTGGGACTTTCACCTGCTCTACAGGATAGGAATGGCAACCACAACGTTAAAGTCGGCTTTTCCGAGCCACGTCGTGGTGGAGGTAGTAATGCGAAGATAGCCAATATCATCGAATATGGAAAATCGGGGCAACCGGCAAAGCCATTCTTAAAGCCAGCGAGAACTACCAGTAGAAAGCCTTGCATCGAAGCAATGAAAGCAAAGCTGGACGAGGAGGTAAATAAGATATGAGCCTACTTTCGGATTTAAACGAAGTCCTGATGCCGCTGGGTATCCCTATCGAAACCGGCGTGTTCAGCGGTGTACCTCCTGACGAATATATGGTCTTTATCCCTCTAACGGATATATTCGAAGTCCATGCGGATAACCGCCCCGGCTTTGATGTACAGGAAGTGAGGATATCACTTTTCTCAAAAGGTAATTACCAACAGCGGAAAAGACAGATCACTACGGCTTTACTGAATGCGGACTTCACCGTGACTGAACGACGGTACATCGGACACGAGGACGATACCGGATATCACCATTATGCCATTGATGTGGCAAAAAACTATAGATTGGAGGAATAACACATGGCAACTATCGGTCTTGACAGACTGTACTATTCAAAGATAACCGAAGATTCCAACGGCGAAGAAACCTACGCTGTGCCTTCGGTACTTGCCAAGGCCATCACCGCCGAGCTTTCGGTGGAACTGGTTGAAGCTATTTTATATGCGGACGACGGTGCCGCTGAAGTGGTAAAAGACTTTAACAGCGGTACACTTACCCTCGGTGTGGATGATATTGGCCCGACTGTCGCGGCAGATTTGACCGGCGCATCCACCGACGATAACGGTGTACTGATCTCCGCCAGCGAGAATGTGGGTACACCCGTGGCAGTTGGCTTCAGAGCGCAAAAGGCAAACGGCACATATCGCTATTTCTGGCTCTATCGCGTGAAGTTCGGCCTGCCTGCAACGAACCTGCAGACAAAGGCGGATTCCATTACCTTCTCTACGCCAACCATCGAGGGGACGGTAATGCGTAGGAATAAACTGGACGGCATGGGCAAACACCCATGGAAAGCGGAAGTCACTGAAGGTGATGCAGGTGTATCTTCTGCCATTATAACCGGTTGGTTTACTGAAGTTTACGAGCCGGTCTATACGCCGGAACCTTAGGAGGAAAGAGCTATGAATAATGAGAGAAGCGCCACAATCAACATCGGCGGTAAAGACTATGAACTGGTTCTGACCACACGTGCGACAAAAGCGATTGCCGGTCGTTATGGCGGGCTTGAAAACCTCGGAGAAAAACTGATGAAATCAGAAAACTTCGAGATGGCTCTGGATGAGATCGTTTGGCTAATTACGCTGCTGGCAAACCAGTCAATCTTGATTCGGAACCTTAAGAATAAGAATGCTCCTGAGGAACTTCTCACTGAGGAGGAAGTCGAACTACTCACCTCTCCACTTGACTTGGCGGCATATAAAAATGCAATCACCGAAGCGATGTTCAAGGGCACAAAGCGTGACGTTGAAAGTGAGGAAGAAACTCCAAAAAACGTGGAAGTCGGGTAACGGACGCTGAAGTCTTTACCCGGCTTCTTTACTATGGAACAGTTCAGATGGGCATGGACACAGAGGAATTCTGGCTTATGCCTATCGGACTTTTTTTTGATTTATGGGCTTGCCACAAGCAATGGCATGGCATTGAAAAGCCGAAGAAAACCCGGACCATTGACGATATTATCCCGCCGGGTATTTAGGAGGAGGTGAAGGCATGGCAGATAATTTTGGTTTAAAAATAGGTGTTGAGGGCGAGCGTGAATTTAAGAAAGCTCTTTCCGAAATAAATCAGTCCTTCAAGGTGCTGGGCAGCGAAATGACCCTTGTT